GACCCGTTGCAGCCCGGTGAGTTTCGCGATGTGGATGCTCCCGGAGGGGCTATTCGTGACAGCCTGATGCCGCTGCCATTTAAGGGGCCCGATGCAACGCTGTTTAACCTACTTGGGTTCGTGGTTCAGGCAGGTCAGCGCTTTGCGACGATTACAGATTTGAAGGTTGGAGACGGAAACCAGCAGGCTGCGGTGGGTACGACTATCGCGATGCTGGAACAGGGTTCTCGTGTGATGAGTGCGGTGCATAAACGCCTGCACTACGCCATGCGGATTGAGTTTAAAATGTTGGCGCGGGTCATGTCTGAGAGCCTGCCGCAGGAATATCCGTATACCGTAGAAGGCGCAGAGTCTGCGGTAATGGCAAGTGATTTTGACGACCGGATTGATGTAATTCCGGTATCTGATCCCAATATGTTTAGTCAGGCGCAGCGGATTGCATTAGCGCAAACCAAGCTGCAACTGGCGGGGGCGGCCCCAGAGCTTCATAACATGTACGAGGTCTACAAAGACATGTATGAGGCTCTGGGTGTAAAAGATACGGACAGGATAATGAAGCGTATTCCTGACGAGGAACCGGAACCAAAGGACCCGGCGCAGGAAAATATAGACGCTATGGACATGGTGCCTTTACAAGCGTTTGAAGGTCAGGAGCATGAGGCGCATATCATGGCGCACATGGTGTTTGGGTCTACACCGATGGTAAGCGGTATGCCTGCTATTGCAATGTCCTTGCAGAAGCACATAATGGAACATGTTAAGATTGCAGCGCGAGAACGTGCGGCGGTGCAGTTTATACAGCAAAGACAAGCTACGGGCGGTGCGGCTGCCACCGAAGAAGAGATGCTGGCCATTGAGGGCCTGACGGCGCAGTTTGTTGCCGAGGGTATGCAGATGGTTAAGCAGATGTCTCAGCAGGTATCTGGTCAGGGTCCGGATCCGCTGGTTAAGTTGAAAGAGCAGGAGCTACAGATTAGAGCACAGGCAGAACAGGCCGATGCTCAGAACGAAGCGGCCAAGCTCAATCTTGACGCGCAGAACCAGCGAATGCGGGCATCACAGTTCCAGCAGAAGCTGGCCAGTCAGGAAAAACAGACCCAAGCACGTATTCAGTCTGCAATGGAGAGAGAACTACTTAAAAAACAATAGCTTGGGGGCTTAATGGAACCAATCAGTGCGGCGTTAGCGGGATTTGCCTTATTTAAAAGTGCGGTCGATGGCATCAAGAGTGCTATCGGAACCGCTAATGACGTGTCCGACATAGCGGGGTATCTGGATAACCTGTTTGAGGGTGAGAAGCAGGTACAGCAGGAGCGCAACAAAAAGTCCGGCATGGGCGTAGGAGATCAGTTTGGTATCAAATCTGTAGCGCAAGAAATCATAAACGCCAAGTTAGCTCAAGAACAGATGAGAGAAATAGCCACTATGGTGGATCTCCGTTTTGGTCACGGGACATGGAAAAGCATAGTTGACGAGCGGGCTAGACGTATTCAAGCTGCTAAAGAGGCTGAAGCTGCTGCTAAAAAAGCAAAAATGAAAAAACAAAAGGACTTTGAAGACACGATGCAGCAGATTGTTATGGCCGGGGCGGTCATACTGATGACGTTAGCTTTGTTTGTAATGTTGTTTAAGGTGCTGTTATGAGTCAGAAAAAGTTACAAGAAAAGTCTGTATATGCTGAATATGATGAGGACGGAGACGGTATCGTTAGTGACGAAGAGCTTAGTCACATAAAAGAAATAAAAAAGACCGAGACAGAGCTTCGTAAGAACGTGGCTCAGTTACGCATGGCCAGATATACCTTGATATTTATGGGATGTTATGCTGTGTTTCTAGCATCACCGTGGTGCTCTGCGGAGAAACTTGAGGGTCTAGGTGCAGTCACCGACCTCATATTTTTGAGTGGGGCGGGCATTGTCGGCGCGTATATGGGCACGACGGCGTGGATGTCGAAGAAATAACAGAGTAGGTCTATGGAAAACATTATAATAGCTGCGATATTAGCAACGATGGTGTATAGCCACGTTACAGGCGATGAAAAAGAAGAGGCTGTAAAAGACAATATAAACTGGGAGCTTGCTGGTAATTTTAGGACAGAGAGCACCCCTAACACCGTTCAATGGGTGATTATCACGGATGAATGAAATTCATCATACGGTTGAAACCTTTTTTATCATGGTTATTAGCATGTGGGGTTTTGACGGTAATGATTGGCAGTATATAGGCAATCAGATTTCTTTACAGCAACCCATGACGCAAGCTCAATGTGAATATTTGATAGATGAGGAAATGTGGCACGTTAGTTATGAAAACCACTTTTATCGTTTGATGGCACACTGTTTTCCTGCGGAGTGTGCGGAAGAGGGTAAGTGTAAATAATGCCAAAACTAAGTGAAAATACAGAATTGGCAATGCCCATACGCAATTTGATTGCGTTGCTTATAGCTGCGACAGTAGGCACATGGGCGTATTTTGGTGTTATTGAAAGATTAAACACGATAGAGAATAAACTTATATTGCAGGAAACAGACTTAGCAATGAACACAGAGTTTCGCATCAAATGGCCGCGAGGCGAGATGGGTAGTTTGCCAGCCGACTCAGAACAGTTTATGATGATCGAACATTTGGCTAGCGAGTTAGAAAAGCTGGCGGAAAATATTGAAAGTGGTAATGCCCCACATGACCAGCAACAGAAGCTGGTCTTGGAGTTTTATGACAGGCGGTTGACAAAGATTGAAGACAATATTGAAAAGTTGACTAACAAATGATTGAGATGACCTTTGTTTTGTTGTTGATGATAGGCGAGGAGCGGGTTGAGTATACGCCTTACAAGAACCTGTCTGAATGCCTAAATATACGCCGTAAGATAAAACGAAACGTAGGACATACTACGGATTTTGACAAAAAGTGGTCATGTAAACAACTCAAAGTCAGATTAGAAGCGGGCGAGATTTTAGAAATCTTGGAGGACGAATGATACAGGCACTTATTGGACCTATAGCTAATCTAGCCGGTTCCTTCATGGAGTCGAAGATAGAGCAGACGAAGGCTAAAGGCAAAGTTGCACAAGCAAAGGCCGAAGCTGAAGCTGAAGTTATGAAAGTCGCAGCCACTCACGAAGCTGGCTGGGAGAAGATAATGGCACAGTCCTCCGACAACAGTTGGAAGGACGAAGCGTGGACAATTTTGTTTATTGTCATAATCGCCATGTGCTTTATTCCGTTTACGCAACCGTATGTCGAAGAGGGCTTTGCGGCTCTTTCTCGTACACCAGAGTGGTTTCAGTGGGCGATGTACGCCTCAATCGGCGCAAGCTTTGGAATACGCGGAATAAAAGGATTTAAGAAATGAATAAAGACAAACTACGCGAAGAAATCGCTGAAGATGAAGGGTGCAAATACGAGATCTATTTGGACCACCTTGGTTTACCAACGACGGGAATTGGTCATTTAATTACAGAGTCCGATGAAGAACACGGCAAACCTGTCGGCACTGTCGTTGAGCAGGAACGTGTCAAACAGTTATTTGCGCTTGATATGATTGTAACTCTTGATGAGTGCAAAGTATTGTATCCTGACTTTGATGATTTGCCGGAAGAATGTCAGCACATCATTGCAAACATGATGTTTAACATGGGCAGACCCAGACTCAGCAAGTTTAAAGGTATGAAGGCTGGCGTGGACGCTAGAGACTGGAATGCCGCAGCGGATGAGATGGTTGACTCGCGGTGGTACACGCAGGTGCCAAACCGTGCACGGCGTTTAGTAGACCGTATGAGAGCTCTTGCAGAAACGGATTAGTGTGTTATAAGAACACCTGAGAGTTAATGCGGAGTTATCAGAGTGGATGAGGTTTACTTTGCGGAAGCCGTTTTTCGCATAATAAAAGAGCGGCGTCAGGCTGTTTACGATTTGTTAATCTATGACAATGTAAGCAGCATAGAGCAATATCGTGAGCTCATGGGAAACTTAAAATCCCTAGATCATGTGGAACAGGAACTCAAGAGCCTGCTAGATAAACAGGAGCAAAGCAATGGTTGACTTGAAAGCCGCATCAGAAGGTGTGGCAAATCTCGCAGAAGCATATAAAGAGCCAAGCGACAGAGTATTAGACCCCGAATCCATTGGGGGTTCTCTCCTAGAAAGAATGCCGGACCCAACAGGGTGGAGGATTTTGGTCCTACCGTACAGAGGTAAGGGCAAAACCGACGGTGGGATTTATCTTCCTGACACAGTTGTTCAAGAGCAAACGGTATCTACTCAAGTAGGCTATGTCTTAAAAGTAGGGTCGTTAGCCTATAAAGATACAGAAAAATTCCCTACGGGGAGTTGGTGTGAGCAGGGGGACTGGGTAATGTTTGCGCGTTACTCAGGCTCACGCTTCAAAATCGACGGTGGGGAAGTTCGCATTCTCAATGACGATGAAATATTAGCAAAAATAAAAGAACCAGAAGATATACTTCATTTCTAGGAGCTATAAATGGCAGAAGAAAAGCAACAAATTGAATTAGACCTTGAAGAGTCTCAAGACACTGAGATTGAGTTAGAGGGTCAAAAAGAGGACGAGCAACCGCAGGTTGAAGCACAGACTGATACCGAAGATCAGTTTGAAAAGGCGGAAAGTAACACGCAGAAACGGATTGACCGTTTGACTAAAAAAATGCGTGAAGCAGAGCGTCAGCGTGAAGAGGCTATCAAATATGCTCAAGGTGTTCAGTCTGAAGCACAGAAGCTTCAGGAGCGCATGAATGCCTTGGATACTAATTATGTTAATGAGTATAGCACTCGTGTGGAAACTCAGATGGGCACAGCAGAGCAAGAGCTTGCTAGGGCCATTGAGGTGGGCGACACGAATGGTGTGGTTGAGGCACAGCGTAAGATAACTAGCTTGGCCATTGAAAATGACAGGGCCAAACAAGCTAAAATTCAACAAGAGCGGTACGCTCAACAGGTTGCGGCCCAACAGCAGCAGCAAGTTCAACAGCCTATGCCGCAACAGCAGCCGCGTAGACCTGACCCTAAAGCGGAAAGCTGGGCACAGAGAAATGAGTGGTTTGGCTCTGATGAGGCCATGACATATGCTGCTTTTGGTATTCATAAAAAGCTTGTGGAGAATGAAGGATTTGACCCACAGTCAGATGAGTACTATAGTGAATTAGATCAGCGCATGAAGGAAGAGTTTCCTCATAAGCTAAACGGTGGTAGCAAACGACCCGCTCAGACGGTTGCTTCCGTATCCCGCAGTAGTTCTGGGCGCAGTAGTGGGAAAAAGGTTAGACTCACCCCTAGCCAAGTCGCGATAGCGAAGAAATTGGGTGTGCCGCTTGAAGAATACGCGAAATACGTGAAGGAGTAAGTTAATGTCAGAAGAACAAAAAGAAATGTTTGAAGGCGGAATTAAACGTACTTCTCGCGCAAATCAAACTAGGGAAAAGACGGCGCAGCGTAAGCCGTGGGCTCCCCCATCTATGTTAGATGCACCACCTGCACCGGATGGTTTTAAGCATCGTTGGATACGGGCTGAAACCCGTGGTTTTGACGATACTAAAAACGTCAGCGCAAAAATGCGTGAAGGTTGGGAACTGGTTCGTAAGGACGAGTATCCGGACTTTGAGGCCCCGGTATTGGACTCAGGTAAATATGAAGGTGTGTTCGGAGTAGGTGGACTTGTTCTTGCTCGTATACCGTTAGAAACTGTTGCAGAAAGAAAGGCATATTTCGATCAGAGAAGTGCCGATCAGATGCAGGCGGTTGACCACGATATGATGAGAGAGAACGCTCATTCTACCATGACGATCAATAAACCAGATCGTCAATCTCGTGTAACCTTTGGCGGTCCACAAAAATAGGGGCCGCCCTGATTAGGAGAAAAAGCAAATGGCAAATCAAAATACTGCCTTTGGTCTTCGTCCTATCGGGCTTAATGGCGCAGGTGCCAACACTACTGGTGTAACTCAGTATGAGATTGCATCCAACAATACGAATGCGATTTTCCAGAACTCTCCAGTTATCCCACTGGCGGCTGGTGTGATCGACATTGTTGGTAATGCAAACGGCGGTACAGTCCCTGCTCTTGGAGTCTTGATGGGTGTAGAATATGTAGATAGTTCTACAAAAAAGCCGGTTTTCAAAAACTTTTGGCCCGGATCAAACAACGCTAGCGCTGATACGAACCATCCTATCAAAGCTTTTGTTGCCGACAATCCAAACCAGTTGTTTATGATTGCTGCTGACGGTAGCTCTACAGATCGTGCGACAGCTTTGTCAAACGTCTTTGCTAACGTATCACTAGCAAACGGCACTTCCGGTTCTACAAATACCGGTCGTTCTACTGCTGAAATGGATATTTCCACTGTAGCTACTACAGCTACGCTGTTCATGCGCGTTGTTGGTCTCACAGGTGATGAGGCTAATCTCGACTATGATGCAGCAGGTGTGAATTATATCGTTCGGTTTAACTTCCACCACAACGCGCCGGTTGCAGCTTCGGCTTCGCAAACGACCTCGTTGTCTACTGGCATTTAAGGAGGGAATAGAAAATGGCTATTTCTCGCGCACAATTAGCGAAAGAGCTTGAGCCCGGCCTGAATGCCTTGTTCGGTCTTGAGTATGATCGCTACGAAAATGAACATGCTGAGATCTTCGATGAAGAGTCCTCAGATCGTGCATTTGAAGAAGAGGTAATGCTCGGTGGGTTCTCAACCGCTCCAGTCAAGGGTGAAGGCGCAGCCATCAACTTTGACGACGCGCAAGAGACATTCACCGCCCGTTACACACATGAGACGATTGCCTTGGCCTTCTCAATCACTGAGGAAGCCATTGAAGACAATCTTTATGATCGTCTGGCGTCTCGTTATACCAAAGCCTTGGCTCGTTCAATGTCTCAGACAAAGCAAATTAAAGCAGCGTCTGTTTTGAACAACGCGTTTACCGCAGGGGCCTCTGCCATTGGTGACGGTGCAGCACTTTGTTCCTCTTCACATCCATCATTGTCTGGTAACCAGCGCAATGTTTTGTCAACCGCAGCAGATCTCAACGAGACATCTCTTGAGCAAATGCTGATTGACATTGCTGGTCTAACAGATGAGCGTGGACTGAAGATTGCAGTTCGTGGCACAAAGTTGATCATCCCAAAAGAGTTGCAATTCATTGCAGAGCGGGTGCTTAACTCAAACCTTCGTCCGGGTACTGCTGATAATGACGCAAACGCGATGAAGAACATGGGAATGATCCCAGAGGGTGCGGTGGTAAACCACTTCCTTACGGATACTGACGCGTTCTTCATCAAGACAGATGCGCCAAACGGCTTCAAGTACTTCAACCGGTCACCAATCAAGACTGCTATGGAAGGTGACTTTGACACCGGAAATATGCGGTTTAAAGCTCGTGAGCGTTACAGCTTCGGTGTTTCTGATTGGCGTTGTGTCTTCGGCACAGAAGGTGCTTAATAAACATCCTTTTCGGATTACAAAGGGCGGCTTCACAGTCGCCCTTTTTTATTGTAGGATAAAGCATTCCTGACAGCCGCATGGGGTGGCTGACATTGGCCAAGACAGGAGACTTAAATGGCTAATACGACTTTCAACGGACCAGTCCGGTCCGAAAATGGTTTCAAAACAATCATTAAAAATAGCACAACAGGCGCTCTTACTAATGAGATGACCCTGTCTACCTATACAGCGACAATCACTATCGCTGCAACGGGGACTTCTCATAAAGAAGCATCAATTGGCATTCCATCAAACTTTATCCCAATGGGTTGTGCGGTCACAGTGACCAGCGCGGCAGCAAACAACGTAAACTTGGTTGATATTGGCACAGACGCTGACACAGATGGTTTTGTGGACGGTATCTCTGTTGCTATTAATTCAACAGGATTTAAAGGCTTCTTCCCTTGTAATGGTGTTCTTGGTATGTCTGGTGGTGCAACGACTGCTGCTACTGAGACCGCAGATGAAGTCGAAGTTGTGATTTCAGGCACTGCGGGTGCCGGTGGTGTACTGTCTCTGAAATTCTTTGGTATTTCATCTGACTCACCGACAGCCTAATAGGAGGCTGAAATGTCTGACTCTGATGTAAGATCTAAACGGATAACGGCTACAGGCTCTCTAGGTGTAGGTCCAGCACGTATCCGTCAGATACAGTTGAAAACAGCTTCTGGAACTCCCAGACTTACTATTACTGATGGTAACGGCGGGTCTACCGTTCTAGATCTTGATTTTAACGCATCTGATACACACTCAGTAAACATACCCTCTAATGGTATACGGGTCAGCGATATACATATATCTGTGCTGACCAATATTACTGCTGCAACGGTATTCTTTAATTGAGGTAAAAAATGGCTCCTCGTAAAGCTACGATGCCAAAAAAGAACAAAAAGAATTTCCGCCCCACCGAAAAAGGGGCGGGAATGACTAAAGCCGGGGTAGCGGCTTACAGACGCGCAAATCCCGGTTCCAAGTTAAAAACGGCGGTCACAGGTAAAGTTAAAAAGGGGTCTAAAGACGCAAAGCGTCGCGCATCCTATTGCAGCCGATCAAAAGGTCAGATGAAGATGCATAACATAAATTGTAAGAAGACCCCCAAAAAGCGTATTTGTGCAGCCCGCAGAAGATGGAAGTGTTAGATGAAAGCTGATGATGTTTTAAAACTTTTGGAAAAGCATGAAAAGGAGTGCAATAGTCGGTATGCTCAGATACAGAAACAGTTGGATAAACTGGATCAAAGACTTTGGGGTATAGCGGGATTGATTGTTGCAGCAGCCGTCGTGCAGAAGGTGTTTTAGATGACCAGTGCAGTTAGATTGGGGGCAGGTGCCTGCCCTATGCCAAAACGCGCCACAAAAGGTGTTGTTCGCATGAAAAAAGGGGGGAAGGTGAAAAGTGGTGGTAAGATCTGTCCCGAAGGCAAGGCGTGGGCTAAACGCACATTTGACACATACCCGTCAGCGTATGCAAACTTGGCCGCATCAAAATATTGTAAAGACCCAAATTATGCCAAAAAGTCAAAGGGCGGTAAAAGGAAAGGCCGATGAGTCTAACAGCACCGAATAAAAAAAGAGTGAAAAAAGTTATTAAAGGTTTAAAAAAAGCCTCTAAAACACACGCGGGTCAGGCACGGACGCTATCTAAGTTGGTAAGAAACGGTAAACGGAAGTCGTAATGGGTCAG